TATCTAAATTATTTGCATTTAAAAAAGTATGCGCTGTAATAAATTTACCATCTATTACAAAACCAACTCTAACAGCTCCCATTCCTAACCATTCATAATCCGTAAATAAAATAGTTGCTTTAGTTGGGTTTAAATCATATCCACTTGCACCTGTACCATCTAATTTATCACCATTCCAAGCTGACTGTGCAATTGGATCATCAACACTTGAACCTGATGTATAACTTCTTCTTACAATTTGATAACCTGTGCCAGTGTCTTCAAAAAAGATTCCATTGTTTGCATCAAAACTTCCAACACGTTGTTCTAATCCAGATTCTTGTGCATTCATGACAAATGTATTAAATATAAATAATGACTTACCTGGTTGATAAGACATAACTCTTTTGGATTGTCTAATCACTTTGTCACCACTAGCTGTAGTTACATTTAAATTAACCGTAGATTTATTTGCGGTATAAGTAACCGTTCCTGATCCAGTTAAGTCTTCATCAAAAAGATTATTTTTTGACATTACATTTGTACTATCAAAAATAGTAAATGGATTAGAAACTCTTAATCTTCCAAATGCATCATAAGCATTTGACCCGTCTCCACCACCGATTACGGTTGGTTCAACATTAACGTTGTTACATCCTTGGCTCATATTACCTCATTGTATACCAAGAAACTCTTTCGACTTCTTGTTTTAATTCTTCTTGATAAGAAGTGTTTAATTTATCTTTCATTGTTTGTAAAGATTGAGAGACCTGTCTTTGGTTTTCTTCAGTATAAACTGGTGTAGGTTCAGGTATTTGTATATCAATTCTAGCCATTATCTTCTTCCATCAGGTTTTATATCAGCTCTAAAAGTTCCGTATCTCCAATTCTGATCGGTAGAAGTATTTGCTATTCTTAAACTAGCTGCTCTACCTCTTGCTCTAGTATCCACTTTATCTGTTGATGAATTGACTGTAAAAGGACCTAAGGGAGATGATGAAGAACTATCTGTAGAATAATTTCTAAGATTTATTGTGACTTCTGCATTTCCAGTTAATAATTTAAAGTCAGGTAAAAATCTTCTCATACTCATAAAGACTTCACCATCTGTTATATCAAAGTCACCTGATTGTATAAATGCAAGTATTGCTGTTTTATTACCATCAGAATCTACTTCGTTATTACCAACTTCATGCTCATAATAAATAGAAGCACCATTTACATTAGTTACTCCTTGTATAGTTGGAAAAGTTGGAGTGCCTGAAGAATTAAATTTAGTTGCATATGGATTATCATACAATGTAGCATCATGCCAAGAAGTTCTAGCTAAAGATCCAGTTGTCCACGTACGTTCTGTATAATTAAATGTAACAACTCTATCTGGTTCTACTGAACCTGCTTTAGGATAGAACCAAGATATTTCTTCATACAAATGATTTAATCCAGCATATACTTGTTCACCTGCATTGTAATTAATTCCTAAATTATTTCCTTTATCTGTAAATACAAAATCTTCTACCAAACAAGGTACATTTTTAACTGTACCATCATAAACAAAAAATCCACCTGCTTGACCCATCCACCATACAGCTCCATTAACATATTTAATTGCATGTTGTCCGATTGCTCCACAGTTAGAACCTACCTGTCTAATAGAAAATGTAAATGGTGGACCAACAAACTGCATGACATATGCAGAGGTGTCGGTAAGAATTAAGATATAATCTTTACCTTTTACCGCTCCTATAATTTTTACACCAGAATCTAATCTAAAAGTTCCTGCAGTATTTGTAGAGGTAGGAGTATAATCAGCAATACTCTCTTGATCAGAAAATCTAATAAACATTTTATCTTGTGATGATTCACTACCTATAGTTGTTTCAGTTCCAAGAATAATTAAATGTCTATCTCTTTCAGATACAATAGACATTACTGATCGTGTTGGAGCTCCACTTATAACTGCTGCTCTTGTTTGTAATGCAGAAGAAGATGCTTGAAGTGGATCCCAATAATAAGTTTTTCCATTTTTTACAGTTGCAATAAGTTTTTGTCCAAAATGATCTAGTGACCATGAAGCTGGATCTAGTAATACAGAAGAGCTTGTAGATGATTCTCCCCATGCAGTATAAAATTCTACTGATGCTCCATCAGCATGAGCCGAACGTGTTCCTGCTACATCTCTCGTAATCCCTGTTAAATCATTACCAGATACTCCAGTATAAGAAATAAATTCTGCTCCAACTTTAATTGTGCCTGATGTTGGAAATCCAGTAACTGTATTTAGTGTAATATCAGTCCCAGTTCCTCCAGTTCCGTTAGTGTCATCTAACAATGCTCCGTTTAAAGTAGAAATAACTCCAGAGGCACCACCAAATGTTGAAGTGCCCCAACCGTAACCATAACTTTGTGTAAGTGGTCCTGGTTTAATATATGGATTAACGGTTGCAGCTCCACCTGCAGAAATAGTTGCTGTTGCAGCAGTTGCCATTGTAATTGTAAAAGTATCATTTGTTGGAACAGTCACTACTTCAAAAGTATTTGTTTCAAAGTCTGCTGCTACATATCCTGCGCCAGGTGTTGTAACTGATGTAAATGTAAATAAATCTCCTGCAAATAATCCATGGGCTACTTTGTTTACAGTAACTGTAGCCGATGTATCTGTAGTATCAAATGTAATTCCAGTAATGGCTGTATCTAATGGAGTAATATCATAAAAGGCTCCTTCATAATAAATTGCTAATATTCTATTTGTTCCAAGAGCAGCGTATCTTCTACCGTCTAAATCTGCCCAAACAAGCTGTTCTCTTACAGCACCAACTAATGTATCTCCGTTAATTTGTTGCCAACCCCCTATTTTTTCTGGAAGTCCATATCTAAATCTAACAAAATCCCCATCAGTCCACTGTCCCTCAGCTCCTGTTGCAGTTACTTGTTTGTTAAATCCTGGCGCTATTTGTACGTTTGTTAAAGGCATATCGAATTATACCACGTTAGAATTATTAAATCTATTATATATATTTATTTAAGTTTTACTTCTGAATCATCAAATGAGATTTTGTCTTGAAATTTAGGGTCAAGTTTTAAATATTTTTGGTGTATTTCAGCTACAATTCTAGCAAGACCATTAACAAAATGTCTTCCATCATCATAATTAATTGTGACCTTACCTTTGTCGTTTATTAACTTTGCTTCTTCTTTAGTAAATACAATTTTACAATTATCTTCTTCCCAAATAAATTTCATATCAATTTTTAGGTATCCCTAAAGTTTGTCTACCATCCCATTTAAGATTTTTAAATTCACCATTTTTTAAAACATAATGAAAAAAAATTTGAAAAGAATAATCTCCATTATATTCTTCTCTCCAATGTTCTAACTTTCCACCAAAATACAAAACACCATCTCCTGGTTTAATTATTATTTTTTCTCCATCTATGAAAAGAGGCCACTCATTATCTGCCTTAACATTTACACTAATAGTTACTTCACAAGAAGGTCTGTCTGTGTGTTTTTTTAAACTAGAAAATTTTTTATACAATCTCCAAAAACTGTAAGTTTCAATTAATTCAAAGTTACTTGCTTTTTCAAATATTTGTTTTTTAGACTCCAACAAAGAATCCGTAACAGGATCTCCGTATCTAATCGTTTCATTTAAAGGTGTTTGTTGGCAAAAAGTAGTTTGATTGCTAAGGTTATATAATTTTGCATAATTAAATAATAGTTCTCTTTCATCATTAGAAAGTATATTTTTAATATAAATATATTTATTTAAATCATCCATGATACAATAGTAAATCTTGTTCCTTCAATTACTGGTGTTGCTTGATGTGGGTATAAAAAGTTACTTGGCCATAAAACAATTTTTCCAGGTTGTGGTTTTATTTCTAAAATTAAATTTTTTTGATTAGGTTCAAAAAACTGTAAATAACCTCCTTCATAATCATTATTTAAAAAAATAATAGCAGAAAGTTCTCTATGAGTTTTAAGACCACTATCATTATGTGTTTTATAAAAACCACCCTTATTATATTTTAATAAAGTTATACCTTCAATTACTGATATTCGATAATCTATTTCTCTTTCATTAAAATATTTTTCAGAAGTATTTACTAAACCTGCACAAATTAAATTAAACCAATGTGCTTCAGTAATTCCCTTAAACTTTGACAGACCATAATTTTTTACATCTCTGATATTTTTATTAATTTTAGAAGATCCATCATTTGATATAATAGATGCTTCTTCAAACTCTTCTATATTACCAAACGTTTTTAAAAAAGCTGAAACATGTTCTGGAGTAAAAAAATTATAAACTCCAATAAAATTTTTTATCTCCATTTTTGTTTATTCCAAAGAGTTTTTTCATACCACTTCATTAAAAAAGTAGTCATTTGAAAAAGAATAGAATCCATTTTTTTTTCGTCCCATTCTTCAATTTTCATTTTCCAACTTTCTTTTTTAAACGGAAAGACACTAGCAATAGGAGTTCCTTTTTCTAAAACCCAAGTACCTTCTTTTTTAATTACACAGGGAAAATTTGTAGGTAAAGCACAAGGCCCGTCTACAATTCCTGAAAAAATTTCAAATCTTTTTTCAGCTCTATTAATAGGTTGCATATAAAAAACTGAATAACCTTTTGGAACAAGGATAGTCCAAGGATTTAAAATCTTAAATATAGGAAAATTTTTATTTTCTTTGACAAAGGGGCATTTTTTTCCTCCTACTTGATCTATATTATGTACTTCTCCATGTGTACCCATGTTTACACCTATATATTGTTTTTTATCTCTAAAAAAACCCATAGAGTTTGCATACTCCAACCAAGCATTTAACTTGTCGTCTGGACCTTTTACGTTAAAATTAATTTTTTGGTCAATAGGATTTTTTAAAATATAGCCCGCAGTAAGACTATCTAAAAAAGGTTTACAAGCTTTGATAGTACGTTCTGTATGGATATCAGGATTTGGTACATCTTTGTACCACTGTGGTATATTAAGTATTGCAGGTTCTGGATGAATGGATTTGTCTTTTACAATATTTGGATGAGCTGCAAAAGTAATTATTCTTTCATTCATTAGAGTTCCATCGAAGACGGAACCTGTATATCATTTTTTATTAAACAATCAACCCAATTATAACCTGTGATAGGATAGGTCAAAGAATCTATATTAATAGCTTTTAAAGTATTTAAATTAGTAGTCCAAATCGCAGGAGGATTTGTTGCAAATTGAATTGCTGTTTCGAGATTTTTTATAAGCTTATTCAGTTCTGATCTTATATCCTCTACACTAAAAGAATCTTGAACTCCCTGGTTATCAATCAAGGAAATATTTAAAGGCTGGCGTGAAGTAAAAACTTTATTTCCTGATTGAAGTAAAGAATAATCTGCATCTGAAATTTCTTCATAAGAAGAAATATCGACAAAATTATTTATCCAAAAATCTCTGGATTCTATATCTTCACAAATTCTTATATAATGATTATCTGTATTTTTTAAAACAAACTTTGCCATAATTATGTTCCTGAGTTGTCATAAAGTAAGAAAAATCCTGGAGTGCCAGGAGTTGAATTATTAGTAGCTCTTGCGGCTCCGGCACCACCTGTTCCTTTGTTATAGTAAATAGTTTCTGAACCCGTTAAACCGGTTTGAGCTCCTGGAGAACTTCCTGGATTACCGGGTTGACTTAAAACACCACCGTTTCCACCATTAGCAGTTCCAATACTTGTAACATTTGTAGCCCCTCCTGGAGATCCAGCATCAAAACCATTACCTTTGCCTCCACCATTTCCTACTGAGTATGGATAACCTGTACCGCCTGTAATTGGAGCAAAATAAAAACCAAATCCTCCATCACCGCCAGCACCACCACTAGCCTGATTATTAGGGTTTCCACCACCAGATCCTCCACCGCCACCGCCTTTTATAAAAGCTGACGCATTGTTTGCGGCTGGGTTAGCTGTGTATGTTCCTGTAGCACCACCATTAAAAGCATGAGATCTAACAACGTCTTGAGCACCTGATGCCCCACTTGATGCAGCAGTAATTCTTCCATCAGCATCTACAGTAATTGTAGCTGAAGTATATTCTGCAGCAGTAACGCCAGTTGAAATTAATTGATCTGGACCAACTGAGTCAGTAGCAAGTTTTGCTTGTGTAATTGTAGATTGAGCAATTTTATCAGCAGTAACTGCTGATGCAGCAAGTTTTGCTTCTGTAACATTTAAGTTTGAAATTTTTGCAGTAGTCACCGCATTGTCAGAAAGTTTTGCAGTAGAAATTGCAGCATCATCAATTTGTGCTGTAGCAATTGTTCCACCCAAAGTGTTTAATGCAATCTCGTTTAAATTTGTTCCATCAGAATAAGCAGCAACGATTGCAGCTTCACCTGCAGTAAAACCAGTTCCACTTACAGTTTTAATTGTTAAATTTGTTACACCTGTTACAGCAGATAAATCAAAGATATAAAATTTTTCAATTGAGTCTGGAATAGTTACAGTTGATGCAGTTGTTAAAGTTCCAGTAAACTTTAAAACCATGTTTCTTGCATTTGAGATAGCTTTATCTGTCATTGCAAGAGCAACAGTTCCACCATCAGAAAGTGCTACTGATTCAAAACCTGCAATTGCTTGTTGAATTAAGTTTAAGTTATTATTTGTATTTTCACCCCATGTACCAGCGTTTTCGCCAGTTTGCATTAATTCGAGTTTTAGATCTGTTGAATAACTAGATGCCATAAATTTTGTCTCCTAAATAATTATAATTTTACCTTAATCATGCAGCTAAATCAACCTCTGTCCATACATTACTTACGCCAGGATCAATCTCTTGCCATGCTGTGATATTAGTACTTCCTATTGAACTAGTCAATTCTATGCCTGTAACATCAACATCTGCGTTAGCAACAATACCTTCTTCACCTAAGAATAAGGTCATTTCAATGCCTGTTACGTCATATATAGTGTTTTGCTCTACCTGTCCTATAGAGCTTGTTAATTCAATACCTGTTATTGTTACATTCGCGTCTGCAGTAACTGTCTCTTCTCCAATAGAGCTTGTTAATTCAATACCTGTAACAGACACATTTCCATCAGCTACAACTGTTTCATTTCCAATAGAACTTGTAAGCTCTTGTCCTGTTATATCTACATTTGCAGTACCTGTGACTGTTTCATCACCAATGGATGAAGTAAGCTCTAATCCAGTAACGGATACTGTAACTCCTATATCAAATGTTACTTGTCCAATTTCTGTATCTAAATTATCATCAATAACATTTACAGTTACATTACCCCCTGCCTCAATATCTACAGGTCTAATAGAGATAGTCATTTCACTACCAACAACAGATAGTGCTTGTACCTCTCCTACAGATAAGGTTGCTTGTATTCCTGTAACGTCAATATTGGCATCTCCAGTCATTGTGATTTGACCTGGAGTAGCTGTTAACTCTTGTCCAGTTGGACTTGCGCTAGCACCTGCCGTAATTTCAGCAACTGCACCTACAGATATTGTAGCTGACACGGATCCTGTTTGAGCAGAATAAGCATCTCCCCATACCATTGATCCCCAAGAATCTCTTCCCCATCCTGCACCAATTAAAAACTGATCATCAATAGTGACAGCACCTGGTGTTGTAGTTAATTGTGAGCCAGTTACATCTTGTTGAATACCTCTTGCAATATCTTCCTCTCCCATAGAAAGATTTGCTTGAATACCTGTAACTGATACATCTGCTGACGCACCTGAAACAGCTCCTGCATTAGTAAATGTGAGTTGTGATCCTGTTACATCAACATTTGCGTTAGCTTGAGTTGTTGATTGCTCTGTAGATGTGGTTAATGATACGCCACTGACTGAGACGGTTTCGTCAGATAGGTCTCCCCAATCTGATGCTCCCCATGTTTTATTACCCCATCCAGTGGCCATATCATTTTATTTCCTTTAATTAAGCAATTCTTAAAATCGCAGCAGAAGTTGTGAATGCAGGGAACTGGATTGTAAATGTTCCAGATGTTGCAGTCTTGTCTCCACCGAAATCTAATACAGCAACCGCTTCAGTAGTACCTGTACCACCGTCAGTAGTTGTATTGTAAATTAAAGCACCTCTTGCTGTTAGTGTAACACCAGTAAAAGATAAGTTAGCGAAGCTAGTAATAGCGACACCAGATGATACCTTAACACCTTGGTTAACTAAAGCTTTACCACCTGCAGTGTAACCTGCCGGTGAAGATACTTCAGAAGTTGATGAATAGTTAGTAGTTGATGCACCGATAGCTGCAGCAGAAGTATACATTGCTAAATTAAATGTATCTCCACCACTATCGAAATCATGCTCACCACCCATCAATTGTTTTTTGAATGAATTGCAAATTGCATTAGTTGTAATAGCCATAATTATTCTCCTTTAATTTTATGGTGATGGTGATGGAACCTTTATTCTAGGCACACCACTATCATATTCTCCTCGTCTTCTTCTACCCATTTGTTGTAGAGCAAAAGCTTGTACTTCTTCATCATACTTGCTTTTATAAAGTGTGTAAAGATCTTGAGGACCTTTAAGATAAGAAAAAGCTTCAGTTAAGACACCATGTAATAACATTGTCTCTTGATAAGTTGACAAATATGTATTTGTTGAACTATCGAAATGTGGTGGATCTTTAATGAAGTTGATTTGAATAGTGTAAGCTGAATCTGGTGTAGGTGCTACTAATATATTAAAATCATCCCAATTAGCATAAAACTTAGGCTCACCTGTAGTGCCTCCACTGTTATATTCAGATATAAAACTTGTATCTCTTCGTTCTAAAAAAGTTCTATCAGAACCATTTATCATTTGTACTGATCTAATAATCATACAATCAGCAGGTAAACTGACATATCTATTTCCAGATGTAAAAGTAGATGTAGAATATTTTCTTAAATCATCATAGTCTACTTGACCTGCTACATTAAGTTCTGTAGCTCTAATAAATTTATCAATAATAGAATCAGTTAATACATTAGAATCTACTTCTGTATAATCTCTAACCTGTGTTAAAAAATCTGCATGTGTAATAGCCATTATGATATCTCCACTGTTGTTTTACCAACTATTGAAATAAGTTGTCTTTTTCTATTTTGTTCTGCACCATTATCAGGCTGCATTCCAGAAGAATCAAAAGCAAATTCTCCAGGTAAGGATAAATCAGTTGTAGTAAATCTAGATCCTCCAGAGTTAAAAGTAAAATCTTGAGGTCTTGCATTTCTTAATGCAATCGCATCTGCCTTAACTGTTTTTCTTCTTATTTGTGGATGTTTAGGCTCAAATTCAGATATATGTACTAATGCACCTGTCCATTCTCTAACCATTTCTTGATATGGAAAAGCCATTCCAGAACGATCAGATATTGCATGTGATTTTTTACCTGTTGCGTATGCCATTATACTCCATCTCCAAAGTAAGTTTGTGGTGAAATATATAAAGAAGTTCTAGAACCATCTTCATCTAAAGCTCTTTTCATTTCATCTTCATAAGCTAATTTTAACATTTGTGTTCTATCTGCAGCTTTTAAAAACGATAGATAATAAGCTAGACCTGCTACCATACAAGGTAAAAATCTATAAGGTGCATCAGGAGTATTTGTATATCCTCCAGCATCTTCAATTCTAGCAATATAATAATATTTTAAATAAGTGTAAGTAGATGCATCAGGTGTTTGATACAAATATATTTGTGGATTAATTTGTCTATCTACATAATACTGTGACGGTTGTCCTGTGGCACCTTTATTTGGTAAAGCTGCATAGTTAGATCTATCTGTTTTAGTTAAAGATACATCCGTTATCGACGGCCCCGTGCCAGCTCCTGTAGATATGTAAGCTTCTAATACATCACTACAATCACTTGGAGTTGCGTATTGTTCTGTTCCTGATGTTAATACTTGTTCATAATTTTTTACCTTCCATAAATGTAATCCTCTGTTACCCCATTCAGATAACAATAAATTTAAATTTCTTCTAGCTCTTTTTAAATCATAACCTGAGTCTGTAGATAAACCACATCTTTCATATGCTTCATCTATAATTTCATCTATATTTAAATTAAATGATGTAGTTCCTGAGCTAGCCATTATAACATTCCTTTATAATAATCTTTCATGTTTATAAAACCACCTGTAGAGTTTTTAGAAATACCTCCACCAGCTGTGCTTTTAGTTTGTTGTTGCATTTGTCTTAATCCTTCACTCACAGCAGATTCTAAAGACATATCAATTCTTAAATCGCTAACTAATGAATTAAACTTCTTTTTATTAGCTGGACTTGCATTCTTGTAATATTTAGCTGCGTAATCCATTATAAAATATCTTTATAATAATCCTCGTAAGATTTATTAGAAACCATTTGTTCTCCAACTTCTGATTTAATATGAGAACCAATGTATTCACCCATTTTAGGAGATCCTGAACTTCTTTTTTTCATTGGAACACAGTTAGGTACTTTTTTACCATTCTTCATCTTAGTTCCAACCATTTCATAACCTTCCCAACAAGGACCTTTTCCTTTTTTCATTTTTTTTGCCATTATTCCTCCATTTTAGCGGCCGCATTGTAAGTTTTATACTTATCCTTTTTGCGGTTGTACAACTTCTTTGATTGTACCACTTTTGGCTTAAACAGTAAATGTCCTTGAAAGAGCGTTTTTGCGATTAGGTTTCTTAGCTTGAAGCTTTTTCTTTTTCTCTTTTTCTTTTTTTGCGCCACTTAATTGACCTTCAACTTGTTTTGTCATTTGACTTCTTGTTATTCCCATTATACTAAATCTATTGCCTTTCCTATTATTGGTTTATATTTAGTTTTACCATTTTCTTTAAAAGCTCGCAAGAATTGTTTTCTACCTTTTTCAGGAACATAGGATACATGACACCATCCACTATTTGGCTCTCCTGGAACATAAAACTCTAAAATCATTTGATCATAATCTAGGTTTTTATAAACCCAATCACAGACTTCTGCATTGTCTTTTCCTGGACACTCAAAATCAACGGCTTCAGCTTTACAGTGCTGGCTATCAATCGAACTTCCTATTTTTAGACATAAATCTGGACTACGATAGCCGCTAGTCACCATTACAGGCCCGAAGTGATCACGTACCGGTTGAAGTATATTTTCACACAATAATTTTAATTTTTCTATTTGATTTGCATTTGGATTATTATCAATATTTAATCTAATTGCTGTATCGGATTTAGTTAACTCTTGAAGAGTGAAGTTTCGAGAAAGATTCATTATTCTAATATTATTTTTGTAATACTTATACTACCATCAATATTTTTTTCAAGTTCTGCTTTTGTTAGCATACACTGATAAGATCTAGTATAACTACGAGTTCTCTCAGCAATTCTTTTAGCTTTTAAGCATTCAGACATATCTGATTTATATCTATATTCAGCTATTTCATTATTAACAAACATAATTAAAGCTACAACTGTTTCTATCATTATTAATGAGCTCCATTACCATTTGCAAATTTAATATCTCGTGTTGCATCCTTTAATTTTTCTATATCTTTTTTTAACTTTTCTATTTCTTTTTCATGAGAATCTAACATTACACCTGTGTGTACATTTGCTTCTAACATTTTTTGCATCTTTTCAATCTGTGTTGCCTGCCATTCCAAAATCATGAACTGCTCTTGATCGATAGGTTTTTGAACTGATGCTTCTAATAAATCTTTTTCAAACAATTGATTTTTAGTCTCTAACTGGTTGAGCCTCTCAATTACTCCGAAGGCAAACCAGGCACCAATCACGATTGCACCGATCAATCCAATTAAATTACGTAACGGAAGACCGATTGAAGTGTTGTCTGAAATTCTTACTGACATGAAAGGCACTCATCTGAACCAGAATCTAATTCAGCTAATGCCTCCTCTTTACAATCCTGACTACAGAATTGATCTAGTTCATCTTTTGGTTGAAACTCTTTTTCACATTGTTTACAATTTTTCATGCTTAGCTCCATAACCAGTTAACATATTTTTTCCAAAGTTTT